GTTTAAGCGCAGGGCTGTGTCAGCAATGTGTGTTAGGCTAACGTCATCATCTGCACCGAAGAACAACACTGCAGCATCAGATTGTAATAGTACATTGTCTGCAGCAATTAGGTCGTCGAACTCTAACGTCATCGCAGTAGTCAACGCTTCGGAGTTGCCCGTTTGAAAGACCAACTTTACAGCGTCGTTGCCTGTATCATCCAAGCTATCCACAACTACCGCATCAATCTTGGCTAGGTCTACGCCAGACTGCTGGGTATCTAGGCTTTCCCAAACAATAGAACCAACGCTATCTGCAGCAAGCATGTCCGTAGATAGGTTGGTAAATGTTATGATAGGAGAGTCATCCTTGCGGATGTTCAAGGCAGTTAGGTATGCATTGTTAAATGCGTAGGTTGTCGAACCCAAATCGTACGTTGCTGTTGTTACAGGTTGTAGGTGTGAACCAACACCGTCGGTGCTACCATCAGATGCCGCAAGTATTATCTTATCTAGGTAGGCAACCCCGTCGAGATACAAATCCTTAAACTCTGCAGACGACGTGCCTAAGTCTAGGTTATCATCTGCATTTGGTACAAGGGCTGCATTGGTTTGTTCTAGCTGACTTGACGGACCTAGTTTGCTTACTGGTCCACCATCTCCTGTTGTAGAACCGTCGTGAGTATGTCCTGTTGATACGTTAAACGCAGATTGAATTGCGTTAAACTCACCATCCAACGGTGCGGCACTAATAACGTTACCGTCCGCTATGTTGTTTGCTGTATCGTTTCTTACGTAACCTGCCATGTTCGTTACCTTCTTCCGTATTGTCCGTATTCAATTACTGCTGCATCCATTGCGAATGGTGGGCTTGTGCCGCTAGATTCAAACTGTAATGCCACAGTAAATCCCGAACCTTGTGTTTGTGTGTCGAAGATTGATTGTAGAGACTCTCCGCTGTAAACTGCCGTTCCGTACTTTGCTTCTGGGCTTCCAAATACAAACACACCTCCTGAACTAGAAGTGTTGCTGAGAGATATTGTATCTGGTTCAATTACCCCAGACTCACTCAAGTCGTACTTTACGTTAAAATCTAGGTCTACTGTTCCTTGTGGGTCAGTGTAGATAGTAGCACGATAGATTGTTTTACGAGTACGTGGGTCAGTTATTGGAAAGTATGGGGTAGAGAAACTAGCTGTTATATCATCTCCATCAAAGCTATTACCCGACTCCATCTGGTACACATATCCATCTTCGTTACCAAACAGAACTACCTCTGTTTTTCCTGTGTAGGTAGAGTCAGCAACGTACGCTTTTATACCTGTTGTTTCTGCCCAGTTAATCTGTTGCCCTTGCTGCCCTTGCAACTGTGTTCCAATAATACCTTTGGATGAAGCTTCTGTTGTATTCGTGTCAAAACCAAAAATGCGGTATTGTGACTTTTCTCGTATTATTACTGATGCAAAGCTAGTATTTTGTGTTGTTAAGGAAACTATCTCTCTTTGAATTGGCTTTGTTATTGCTGCAAGGTCGAAGTCTTGATTTTTTTCTGTACCTGCTAAAGTACGCAAACCATCTGGCCCTAAGAATATTACATCTCCTGCAATCTCTTGTGCAGTATCTGTAGCAACACAGCCAATGTCATCTGCTATTGGTTGAACTTGAAAATCAACAACACTGTTGCCAACCAGTCTGTTTATTCGCGATTCAGAAAATATAATTAATTGTTCCCGGAAGGGTATCAATGCAGTTACTGTGCTTCCTACGTTAATTATACCAGCACCGTTAGCTATTGTAAAGTCATCATCTTCAAAAGGCGCAGAAAATATAACGTCAGACCCGTTTGCAAAAAACAAATGTTCTTTAAATTCTACAACGTGAGTAGCACCCTCTAGGTCTGTATTACCGTTACTTGCACTTAGCTTACTCAAATCACTTGCAGTAATTCCCGATAAAATTAATGGATAACCTACTCCGTCAACGATAGCTAACTTGTCTGTACCATTAAAGTTATATTTAGCAAAACGAACACGAGATGTATTATTTGCTAGGGTAATACTAGTAGACAAATCTACCCAAGCATCTGTGCCACTTGCCCCTGCGAACAACTTAGGGTCGCCCCCTGTTTGGTCACGGGCAGTAATAGCCCTGTCTTTGTAAAATGTAACTCCAAGAATGTTGTTTTGTCCAGTTACCTCGTTAGAATTAAACTTATCATACCCCTCTATGCGACGATAACCACCTTCAGTAGATGGTTCAAAGTTAATTAAGTTACGTGCAGAACCGGGGGCTGAAATACCGTGCTGCAGCGGACTTAGGTTGGTTATTAAACCCCCTGTAAATTCAAGGGGATAGGTTTGCCAACGGTCAGGCATCTATATAGACCTCACATAGAAGTTTTCATTTACAAGTATCTTACGCATATTCTTCGTACCCTCATCAAACTTGCTTTTAGCCATTGCTGCCATTTCAATATTGTCTCTGAATTGGTACGAGTAGTACATAGCACCATCTACTATCACGTGTTTAAATGCTTGAGGTATAGTAGGCACGTCATCGTGTAACTCTAAGTCTACAGGGCTTGCAAAGTATTCGTACTTGACGGTGTATGCTTTGTCAGGAAAAGGTACGATACCGAAGTAACCGTCCTGTGAACGGAATACCTTATCAGGTACACCACCCTTTGTTGTATCCGTCTCATCTTCTTGGTCAATATACCTGTCTACATACTCAACGTAGCTTATCACATCTAACTTTCTAGCCCGACCCAAATCCAAAGCTATATCTCTTTGTACGCGAAACGTGTTGAAATCTACGTACTTTGCTTCGTCAGGGAATGCGTAACGGGTTTCCCCTGCAACTAAGATTATCTCGTCTGTTATGTGGTTATAAGGCCAATACAGATGATACTGATTTATATCGCGAATAGATGAGTTTACCGCATCTTTTATGTTGGCGTAGAAGCCCTTCGCTGTTGTGAAGTTGATTGAGGTTAGTTCTGTTTCATTCAAGCGACGTGCTACAGAGTTAACTAAATCTAAGAAGTTGTATGCCATTAGTTTCGTTCCCTAACTCTTAGGTTTACAGTTCGCTTAGTAACAATAGGCGCACTAGTTTTTGCAGAGTTACTTGTCGTTACTTCACAGACAATCTTGTTATCTACATTCGCTGTGCCGCCATCTAATACGATGGTTGCGGTGGTGGATGTGTTGGTTATTCTGTTAACTTCTATGCCGTTAAAGGTGTCTGACACAGATAGTGCAGAAGATTCTGTACCGTCTGCTTGGATGTGTTTCCAAACGACAGAAGCAATTGTCAGCCCGTCTAGGTAACGTGACCAATCTATTGTATAATCTAACAACTCATCTGGGTCTTTATCGGGCCAACGTAATGCCATGCTATGCTGCCTTTGCTATTCTTTGAGTTTCTTGTCGTACGTAAACTATACGTGCTTTTTCTACTGGTACGGCAACTCGCCTTAGTTTTTCTTGTGCTACAAAGACCACTCTCTGTCTTTCGTATTCGGATGCCACAAACTTGAACGATTGGAAGCCCGTTGCACTTGCTGTTCCAACACCGGATATAGTTGCCTGTGCAATAACAGTTACTAGTATAGATACAGTTGCCACGCCAGCAACACTGCCAGATGCGTCTGTTAGGCGAGTGGCTGCACCACTAACCGTACCCACACCGGATACAGCAGATGCTACATCCCTAACTTTTACTGCTGCGCCACTAACTGTACCCGCACCAGATATATCTGAACTTACGTCGCGTACCTTAACTGCAGAGGTAGATACGGTAGCCTGTCCTGCGATTGCCCCTTCCGCTTTACCGATTAGGTCGCTATCTCCTGTCACAGATGCTAAACCTGTAACACTAGAGTCTGGGTTTTGTACCCTAACTGCTGCACCGGATACGCTGGCTTGTCCGGATATAGCCGCTTCTACGGGTGCTTCTATTGTCGCAGTAGAACTAGATGTACCCGCTGCAGATATACTTGCATTGGCTACGGCACGTATGGTTGCGTTAGAACTAGATGTACCTGCTGCGGATATGCTTGCGTCTACAACTAGTATGCTTACTGCGGAACTACTCTGTGTACCCGCACCAGACACACTTGCGGCAGCATTTCGTACGCGAACAACTCCCGCTGTAGTTGTTCCCTGCCCGTTAGATTGACCGTTACCCGCCCCTACCATAACAGGATTGGTGGTTGCAGTAGCTTGTCCGGATATTGCTACTTCACCTTGTCGTAATCCTGTCCCCGTCGCAGTGGATGTTCCTGCTGCAGAAATACTTGCTTCAACTAATAGTCGTGCTGTTGCCGTACTTGCTACTGAACCCGCACCTGATACACTTGCGCCCCCTGCAAAGACCTTTATTGCGCTACCTGATACGGTTGCTGCACCTGATACACTTGCGGTTGCGTCTAGAACTTGGGCAACCCGCGCCTCTGCTGCAAATGGCGATTCAGAAAATGCGGATGCGGCAAATAACATCTACTTAATCCAGTGGGTCAGGCCAGTTATTTATTGGGGCATTACCTGTAGGATTACCATCACTATCTACTGGGGCATCAAACAACGCCATAAATGCAGCGTGGTCAGCAGCGTTAGTGATTGCTGTTTCAATCGTACCTGAAGCAGTCCTGACAGCAGCGCGATAGGTTGCTACATCTGTCGGTATAGTTGTTGTGCTATCTTCTGCTTTGCGTACTACATACCAATCGGTAGATTGTAGCATTGACCCTGCTGTTGCCTTTGTCTGCGCCTTCCATTGGCTTTTAAGACCTAATGTCACATTGCCATCTTCATCGGTAACATCATCCAACGCCCTTGCAACACCAGCCGACCAGTAGAACCTGTTGTCAAAAGGTGCTGGGTCATCTTCCCAGACCAGCCCTGCCGCAGTCTTTTCAGCATCGGTTGTTAGCCCTAGCCAGTTTCTTGGGTACTGGTTGCCGTCAGAATCTGTCCAACCCCTTCCAGCGCGAATAGCCTTGCCATTATATTTCCACATTATTATTTACTCCTATTTTGCATTTGCATATTTTGTTGGCATTTCAGCAAATGCCATGTAGATGTATGTGCTTCCAGAACCATTCATTCCTGATGAATTACGAAGTTTGAAACCGTTAGATAATAAATCTATCGAAACTGAAGAATTATTAGCATATTCAGTTGTACTTACGTCAGCTTGAAGTTGGTCATCTGATGGATTGTTTTCGCTTCTTTTTGAATCATGTATGAACCAATTACTTGTTGTGTTTGTCCTTTTACCCATAACCCACGCTGGTCTAAAACCTGTGTAGACAAACGTGCCGTCTGAACTTCCGTTTCCTGTGTAACTGCCAAACTTGGAATAGCCTTCAACGGAGTGGAAGCAGTAGGCTATATAAGTTGTTCCTGATTTATTCACCCCATTGTAACTACCAGAAACAGCGAATAAGGCATTACCGCTATTATCTGAAAATGAGGAATCTACAAATACACCAGATGCCGCTACAGCATCTGTGTTATACAAAGTCATGTACTTGGATGGTGAGGCAGTACCAAATGCTGTATGCCAAACAAACCAAGTATCAGCAACACCATCGTCAGTTCTATTTTTTATAATAACCATTTCTGGTTTTTTTGTTAACCCACATCCTATAGTCCTAGTAGCAGATGTTCCATCTCCTGTATATCCTACTATACTAAACCCTGCCTCTGTATTAGCCGATACGGACGATGTGATTGAACCGTCTGTGTTGCTGACTGCTGTGCCACCAGCTAACCAGTTCCAAGCTACGTAGTTGTTACCAGATGCATTTACAATCGCAGTAGAATCATAACCAACAGTAAATCCATCAGAATCAAAAGAAGTTAACGCCCCTGCGGTGGTTAATTCTTGACTAGTAGAATCAGAAAACAAAGTCTCAGTAACCCCTCTTACAGTATCTGTAAGTATATGGTTGTTTGATGCTGACCTATTTTTAATCCAAGTAAAATCAGACGAAAAACCTACACCAGTTATTGAGTGTCCTGCTGTATTATTTCCAGCGTAAGTCACCGTATTAAAATAGTCCTCTGGCAAATCATCGTCTAGCGGTGTGATGTCAGGTTCGGGTAGGTTGGCTGAGTTTAACGCAAGAAAGTTATTTGGGACGGGGTAAGCAAAGTCACCATAGCCGTTAGCATCTGAGTAGCCACCAGCCGTAAGAGTGCCACCAAATGTGCTGTCCTGTCCGAAGTTTGCCCACATACCTTGGTCATTAGAACCATTGTATGCTGTGCCTATAATAATAGCGTCAGTCTCAGTAAAAGTTCGTGTGGCAATTTCATTTGTACCAGCCGCAGGGTCACCAGAAGCTAACCAATTACCATCGTAACCAGCCCAAACTTTTCCGTTGTCAATGTCAACCGCTAACATACCTACAGATGTTGCGCCTGTTATAGAACCTTCAGTAGTTCCCCCAACACCGTCACTAAAAGGCTGTGCATTGTTATTAAATAATGAAAGGTATAAACCATCATAGCCTTCGCCTGTGGTAAAATTATACCATACAGTAGACTGTCTGCCAGTTGAAGGATAAACTGCGGTATCAACAACAGCTAAACCACCTGTATTTCCAGAACCAGTTACAATAAAAGCCATTGCTTCTACATAATATTTTCCTGTGCTTGGTAAATTAAATGTTGAAAAAAGCGAACCCCAATTACTCCCAGCCCCTTTATTAGCGCCACTAGCTTTTAAACTACCTTCAGCTAAATCTGTGTTACTTGCAAATAGTGTCAACGGGTTTAGTGTTGAATAATTCAACGTAGGACTATCTGGCACTACATCATGCGCTGATAGGTTGTTTGCAGTATAATCATTGCCATTACCGCTAGTGTCATCACCGATAGCTGAACTATCGCCAAACTCAAGTCTAAAGCCGTTAGTGCCGAATGTTAAACCGCTGGTGTCCTTTGGTATCCATACGCCTGATTTAGTTTCGCCAAACGATGTTGGGTCTAGGGCTTGTCCGTCAATGAAATTGACATCGGATGCATAACCGACATCTCCTATACCAGTATGAATTACGTTTAAATTTACATCCCAATCACTGTTTTGGCTTGGATATGATGCTGTTGCAAAAGATGTAATTTCACTTCCATTAACATAAAATTGTATTCTGTCTGAAGCAGTTGCTTGAGTAGTGTCAAAAACAACAACTATATGATACCAAGCTGATGGGTCACGAAAAACAGCACTAGATTGTAGACGGAAAAAAGTTGTGGGGTTTTGAAATCTAACAATATCTAAAGTATTAGATAAAAATCTAAGCAAGACAAAAGCAGAACCATTTACGGCTTGAAATAGGACACCGTCTTTTGTTTTTTTAACCCAACCACTCCAAGTCCAAGTCCTTCTATTGCTAGAACTAGACGGTGTTCTGGTTAAAGTAGCACTAGCACCATTATCTAACCGCAAAGAGTTTTCTATCTGATAGTCGTAAAAATCTCCAGCCGCACCATTAGCCGCTATACTTAATAAGCTACTCATTAAGCAACTCCTATCGCCCGACCAATCTCATAGAGATTAGTTCCGTTACTTACAAATACAAACTGGTCACGTGAACCCCCTGCTGTACTAAGCGTTGGGGCTGTTGCACCCACCCATTTGAATACGCTGTTCCAAGTTATTGTCCGTGAACCAGTGCCATCTTGGATAACTATGAGGACATACACACCGCCATCTTTCTGATTAGTTGGTGCGCCAAAGGTACGGTTGCCACCAAGCGTAACGCTAGTGACTTGATTAGCAGACACATCCCAAGATATTGTAGACCCATCTGTTAGTGTGGTTGCATTGAAGTTCTGGGTTGCCGTAAACTCTTGTGCAGTCTTGAGGTTAGCCATTGGATAACCACCAGCTTGTGAATTATCATGGACAACAACGGTATCCTTATCGGTATCTACTGTTATCTCACCAACTGCACCAGTGAACGAGTTATGTTCGGCAGTTGTACCTCTTCTAATTTGTACTTCTGTAGCCATTAGGTTATTGCTCCGTAATCATTGGTGGCTGTTACTGCCCCTGTAATTAATCCGTAATCTATCTGGGTACGGTCATCATTAAATATACTCAAAGGTATTTCATTGGCAGCTTTTCGTCTTTCTGCTCCATTATCTAAAACGATAAACTCATCAGTACCGACCATAGTTGCTGTCATATCTGTAAACTCAGACAAGTCTAAACTAATGGAGATACTTCCAGAACTACCACCACCATCTAGCCCTGTGCCAACACTAACATTTGTAATACCCCCAGTATTACCTGTAGCAACTGCTGTTACACGACCATAGGCATCTACTGTTATCGTATCTATCTTCGTACCATCTGAAGTAGAACCGTATGTTCCTGAACCAATACCACCAGTTGCCATGTTCAATGTAACAGTTCCGCTAGTGCCACCGCCTGTTAAGTTTGTTCCAGCAGTAACTCCTGTGATATCCCCGACATTAGTTGTAAAACCAGAATCATTGTTGAATATAGATAAGCCTATCTCACTGGCAGCTTTACGTCTATCTGCCCCGTTGTCTAATACAATAAACTCGTCTGTACCTACCATCGTTGCAGTCATGTCAGTCAACTCTGACATATCTAACGTAAAGGTGATTGTCTCGTTACCTGATTGGTCAGTAGTGAAGTTGCCACCCCCTGACAAACCAACTCCTGCAGACAATGTAATTGTTGCATCATTCGGTACGGTGTCAGTCACTGTCTCTGTTGCAGATACAAGACCAGTAACGTGTCCGTATGTATCTAGGGTTACATCCTGTATGTATGTTCTGCCAGAGTTGTTTACTGATGCTTGGCTACTGGTATCTTCGTGGTTGAAAGTTATAGTTTCATTGCCTGACTGGTCAGTAGTAAAATTACCACCCCCTGTCAGCGCATTTCCTGCAGACAGTGTAATTGTAGCGTTATTTGGTACTGTATCAGTTACTGTTTCCGTTGCGGATGTTAATCCAGTTACATGACCATAAGTATCAAGAGTTACGTCTTGTATGTATGTTCTTCCACTATTATTTACTGATGCTTGAGTACTTGTATCTTCATGGTTAAGCGTAACTGTACCTGATGTGCCACCACCTGTTAGACCAGACCCTGCTGTCACACCAGTTATGTCACCAACATTCGTTGTGTACCCAAATGATTCTATGCGGTCATTGATTGCCGCACTTGTCATAAGTGTTGTATCGTTGTCTGCGAATGATTCAGCACTAGTTGTTAAGGCTGACCCTGCAAGTTGGCTAACAGTTATACTTCCAAGTGTACCCCCTAGTGTTAGAGTACCACTGCTTGTAACCGTACCAGTTAAGGTAATGCCGTTTACTGTTCCTGTAGTGCCAACAGATGTAACCGTACCTGTAGTTGTAGAGTAACCAAACGATTCAATTCTATCGTTGATGGCAGCAGCCGTCATCAATACAGTATTAGAATCACTAAATGATTCACCAGAAGTTTGTAACGATGCACCTGCAAGTTCAGCAGTAGTAAGACCAGATACGTTTAAAGTTACTGCGCCAGAAGAACCACCCCCTGATAGTCCTGTACCAGCAGTAACCCCTGTTATGTCGCCTACATTACTAGTAAAACCACTATCGTTGTTGAATGCAGATAGCTTTATTTCACTAGCAGCTTTACGAGATTCCGTTGTACCATTCTGTAAAATAAACTCTGTAGTGCCAGAGATATCAGCAGTCATGTCTGTTAGTTCAGAGAAGTCTAGGTTTAGTGTTACTGAACCACTAGTACCCCCACCACTAAGACCTGTTCCTGCTGTTACTGCTTGTATGTCCCCCACAGAACCAGTAGCAACGGCTGTTACTCTTCCTTTAGCATCAAGCGTTATCGTATCTATCTTTATGCCGTTAGAAGTAGAACCGTAAGTAGCTGCCCCTGCACCGCCACTAGGAAGCCTATCTTCAGACAATGTACCACTAGATATATTAGAAGCATTTATAGCTGTGAGGTTACTTGCATTAAAAGCCTCTATGTTACCACTTGCGTCTAAGTACACTGCCTTTTCTGCAGGTTGTGTTACAAAGATATCCTTGTTGCCAGCCCCCCAGTTAACCGCATTATCTGAGTTACTAGACTGTAGGATGGTTGTTCGGGCTAACGTAGTGCCACTCAGGGTGTACGTACCAATGCCCACTTCAAAGTCTGTGCCATCAGTACAACAGTAGTACGTAGTATTCCCGTTGCCAATAGTTGCAAAAGATTCAAAACCAGTAGTAGCACCACCTAATGTGTACGTTCCCGTACCAGTAGTGCTAGTTATCTCTTTTATTCTATCAGCGACGACAAGTGCCATAGGGATTAAGCCTCAGATATTGTGATTGCACCAGATGCAAAACGTAGGGTGTCCCCGTCTGCTATTGTTTTGGATGCTGTCAAAGCACCGTAATATAACAAGTTACCACTAGAAGACGCATCCCATATACCGAAGTGTGTTACCGTACCGAAAGCCCCGCCACTTGCTGTAAATTCTTCCACTGAGTTACTGGCAGCAGAACCACCACTAGCACTAGCAAAAGTTACGACGTTGCGGGAATATCCGTTACCTGACACTTCCGTACCAGAACCATCTTCATCTGGGTTAGCAGTGTGTAGTGAGAGATATACGTTAGAGGGGGCAGATGTAGATGCTGTTCCTAAGAAGTGGTCTAACACCTTTAGTTCCAAATAGTTGGATTTTGCAGACATAGTTTACTCCTTATCTATATCGTTTCGTTTTAGCACGTATCTTTTTAGGCTGTTTGACGTGCTGTTTACCAGCCTTAGTTCCTTTTCTTTTAGCACGCGTGGTAGCTGCGTACTCCGCTGGCGACAACGCCTTGATAGCTGCTGACGGTAGATACCGTTCTCCAGTTTTACTGGACGGTTTCCCACTCTTCGTCCGCCACTTCTGTTTCGTCCAATTTTTCAAAGAACGTTGGCTGCGCTTTAATGCCATCTTCTTTCTCCACCATACTCATCGCGTACTTGAATAGCTGTTCGCGTGTCTCGTCGCGTTCTAGCCTATCTAGGGCTGTGTCTATTTCGTCCCAAGACCAACTATCGTTGCGTAAAAGTTGTTTTACTTTTTCTAGGGATTTCTCTGCATTATGTCTGTAACGATACTCTAATGTATCTAGAATAAAACGGTTAGCCATGAAAACTCCTTAAATACTCTATTATACAAGTGCTACACAGCTTTGGCAAGTGGTTTCTATCTGTTATGGTAAATAAACCACGCTACAAACCCAATCAGTCCCGTACCAAGTATCAGCAACACTGTTAGTGCAAGCGTTTCAACTATCTGTTTGCGAAGTTTGCGGGCTTTTGCTTCTGCTTCCCGCCTTTGTTTTCGCATCTTTGCTTGGAATGCAACCCAATCATCCCAGAGATGGTATCGTCCGTACAGCATCATTAGCTGTTTTAATTCGTGTTCTTGTTCGTGTATTTTCTCAAGTGCCATAAACTCATCTAAGTCATTAGCACCGCTGCCCTTAAAACCTGCCCAAAACGAGTTTTTCTTTTTATGACCGTCTTTTTCTAATTTTTCCTTAATACCAATATATTCACCGATTGCGCTTGCAGCAGAGGACAATTCTTTCCCATTTTGTACAGTTTGCTTTATAACGGCAAAGGCAGCGTTTGCTGCGGCTAACTCTGCTAACATATCTTCTCCCCCAAAGTAAAAGCCTACTTATATCCACCGCCAGCCTTCTTGTACTCACTTGCAAGTAGTTGTGCTTTTCGTGCCGACCATTGACCCGGCTTTCCCCCTTTACTACCTGCTTTTATTCTGTTAAATAATCTCTTTCTCATGCTGGGCTTAGTGTAGTTGCCAGCTTCATTAACTCTACTTTTGCCCTTCGTTTTAGACTTCGACGACTTGCTAGTTTTTCCAACTTTGCCACCTTTCGCCTTTGCTTCAACATCCTTGAGTTTACCCTTATTTGCGGTTGCATAGAAGACTTGTTCACCCTTATTCTCCCCATAGGTTTTTTTCATTGATGACATTACGTCTTTTCCTTTTTTGGTAAGTGGCATCTCCTTAACTCCGCTGTGGTAAATAGGTTTCTTTTACTTTTACAGTGATTGTCACTGCACTTCCAGCACTGGCTAATCCTCTTAATTTATCCCCTTTAAATAACCACAATGGGTTATCATTTATCTGAAGCAGACTATTTGCTGGTAGTTTGACTGCTTCAGCTAATGTATAGAATGTAGTATTCTGTGCATTATACCAATCTAAACTAAACGTAACTTCAGAAGATGTAGCATTGTTTATATATATGTTATCTATCTCTGCTTCATAGTTAGCAGGTACAGTGTATATGTCTTGGTTACTGGTAGTAAGTTCAAGACCAATAGTACGATTCTTTGTCTCTGCCATATTAGTTCTCTATGTATATAATATCAAATGTAGATGAAACTCGTAAGTCAGCATTTGAACTGTCAGCTATTGCACGAAACTCAATATCTGTTTTCTCAGGTATCGGCTGTGGGCAAGTAATGTCTTGATGGTATGAACCTTCAAATAAATCAAACTTATTCTGAGTACGAAGTACACCATTAACTTCTCTAGTTAACATGCGTATTGTAGCAACTTTATTATTCTGTATTGTAAATGCTGTAGTATCTATCTGAAACAAGTATGCTGTATAACCAGCAGGTACAGTCCATAGTGCCATCAAAGTTTGTTGGTCAGCAATAGATATATAAGCATAGGTAGTAGAACTATTAGTAATGCTGATATTGCCACTACTTGCACTACTGCTAGACACAAAAGCACGATAAACCCGAAGAAAGCTTCCAGTGGTAGTAGCAGTACCTGAAGCATTAAGTGTGACAGTTTCGGATAACTCAGCATAGTTTGTGTCTAGTCCTTGTATAGTTACTTCTACATCCTCGTCTGAAGCACCAGCACTACTTGTAGCTGTCATTGTTACAGCACTAGATGGATAGGCATATAAACCACCTACATCCCAAATAGTCTCTTCTACGTTTTGGATTTCACCGTTATACCCAAACTTGAATATGCGTTTATGTCCAGTAACAAGTCCACGGGATACCTGTAAAAAATACGGATAGTCACCTACCCCACCACCAAACGATACAAAATTAGGATAGCTAGTGATACTCATATTACTTGTCGCATCCTGTCTACCAAGCGTTGTGCGCGATTAGGTACTTGCGTGTACCACTTAGAATCAACCATCTCGTCGGCTGCAACAGACCAGTTCCTAGCATCAACTCCTGCCTTCATACCCTTGAACTTAGATAATCTAGGATATCCCAGATTGAACATCATGTTTGCGATAATTAACTGTACTTCTTCGGGTAGGTCTTTAAAATCAGAATACAGTTTGTGACAATCTTCTATTGTAACAGCAACATCTAGCTTGAACGCCTCGTTGACTCTATCTTTAGGTACTCTAATACCAACATAGCTATCGAGACTTAGTAACTTATACTCAGGGTCTTTGATAGTAATTAGATGTCCTATTCCAAACGTGGGTAATCTCAAGTGGTCAAGATATATCTCATACCGACATCCCTCGTCTTCAGCCAGTTCTTCTCTTAATTTATCTATATTCATTTTTTCTCAGACCCTAACCAAACTGCGAATGCACCTGTCATTGCACCGGATACAACAGATATCATTGCGCTTTGTTGTGTTGATAAATCTTCTAAAGACATGCCCCACTCAATCACTCGTATGTACATGATTGTCATCACAAGCATCATTAATCGTGGTACTATCTTGTATTCTAATATCGTCTTTGCAGCCATTATTTTCTCCCGAAGAATTTAGTCGCGCTACGTACTCCAAAAGAAGCAGCCACAATAACGCCAAGACTATACTGATACCACTGAGGCATTGCTTCCAACTGGGCAAAACCATTTCTTACCACCTCTTCCATTCCGGGGATAAATGCCAGTATCAATGGAATAGAGAACAAAATAGTTAGCCATTCGTCTTTCCAACTGTTCTGACTACCTCTAGCCATCTCCAAGTCCCAGTCGATTTCGCCAGTGGCTTTCTTTTCCATGATGACTGCTTCAGCTTTTGCTTTGGCAACCTTTGTAGCTGATTGGGCTTTCTTCTCTTCGACCTTACCACTTAACCACGTACCTGCTAAATCAGCTACTGGTCCTATTAGCATATTTAACATTTCCACCTCTTACGTGCTTGACGCAAACGGCTGTCAGGGTCTTTTGCTGCTTTTGGAAACTTCTTCATCTGCCCTGCAGACCGCGCACAAAAAGACTTGCGACGCTTTGCGTCTTTACTTCCGGGTTTTACCTTACCAGTAACGGCAGTCTTTAACTTGCTTCCGGGGTTTTTCTTACGGTAGGCTTTAACACCTGCCTCTGTCATCCCTGCGCCAGACTTGGTAGGACGAAAGTTCTTTTTGTTTCGCTTGGGCATGTTGTCTGGTTTACGCGCCATCTTAACCTCTAGGTTTTTAGTAAATCTTTAGAAGGAACACATTTGTAATAAAAGCTGTGGGGTGTGTTGAATATTTCAGTCATGTCTACTGCCATTTGTTCAGCGCGTTCTTCGCATCTTTGTTCTGTAGCGTACGGACCGTAGACATCAACAAATTCTGTACATTGTGTAGAAACAGCAAGCGAACAAGCCATGATGTATGTAGTGAACATGGGGTTTACTCCCGGCAAGGTTACTTGCGTTTATCATAAAAATAAGTGTGCGTCAAGGGGCAAGTTGCCCTGCCCCCGACATTTTATTTAGGCGAATGCCGCTGCTGTACCTGCAGCGTTCATTGGAACCATCACAGCAAATACACGAACTTTACCGTCCATGATTGCAGTAATAGCTTTCACATCAATGGTG